TACCAATAGCATTTAATTCAGATTGAGACCATAATTGACATATTTTTGCTTGATATTTTACATATCCAATTACTACTGATTTAGGATAATTGATATATTGTGTGATCTGATTATGTTCTACTATTGCGTACATATTAACTCTCACTTAAATTTAATGTTCTACCTACTTCTTGCCAAACTGAACCATTGTATCTAAAGACTAAAATATCAGTTTTGCCATCTGTTGAAGTAAATGTTGGTGCTGTGCTTCCAGCAAATTCAAATACAGTATTGAATGCGATTGTGTGCGCACCATTGTAATTTATTTCTACACAAATAAATGAACCCTCTACAGAATTAGTTGGTGCAGAGAAAGTAGTGTTTTCTGTTGTTAAATGATATGCGTTTGGTTTAGCTTGTACATCCCATGCAACTGCATTTGATGATGATGTTAATGCTTGTTGAGGAATATATGCTAAATCATTAAATTTAATTTTTCCTGTTCCATTAGGTGTAAAATTAATATCTCCATTTGATGTTGATACAAAAGCATTTCCATTAACATCTAGATCGCCACCTAATTGTGGAGAAGTATCATTTACAATATCGAATGAAACTGAATTATCTAACCAATTAACTGTGTTAGCTGTGTAATCTATTGTTGCTAAAGAAATATCATCAGAGCCATCATAAAATTTTAAAGTAGGTGTAGATGCTGAAGTTGTGTCTAACCAAATAGTACCCTCTACTGCACCTGATGGTCTTGAAGTACCAGAATTAGATGTATTAATAGCAGATAATACATTGTTTAGATCAGTTCTAAATGATGGAAAAGATTGGTTAGCTATATTGTAATCGTGTTGTGCCATAATTTCTTATACTCCTTTTAAAATCCTTTTGCAATAAAATCAAAAGTTTTTGAAACTCCTGTATCTGAACTGTTGAAAAATGCTACATCAAAACCATTAATTGTTTTGTTAGAAACAGTAAAATAGTCTCCTGTACTCATTCCTTGTCCTGTAACACCCACTGCATAATTAACAGATTTGAATGGATTTGTAAATGTGATTGATTTAGTTCCTGTACCAGAAACAATGTCATTTCCACTAAATATTCTATCTTGCATATCAACTGTAACTGTAACTTCTGAAACTACAGGTGTTGAAGCATTATCCCTAGAAATTAAAACTACTCTAAATTTAAAATATCTAGCAGTATATTCTCCAATTACAAATGTTCTAAAATCTGTGCAAGTAACATTATCATCACTTGTTGCTATTTCTATATGAGCATTACAGTTTGCAGATACATCGCCATCGAAGTTGCTGGGGGCTAAGTCAAATTCCCCAGAACGATTGTCAAAAAGATCATCTGGATTATCTGCTGTTTGAGTTAGTGATGCAGTAATTCTAGCAGTATGTTTAGCACCTATATCAATAACATTTGCAAACTCATAATTTCCTGAAGATACAAAGTCAGCATTAGCAACACCAGAATCAAAGAATCTAGTAGTTTCAGAATCAAATAATCCACTAGCAGAATCAAATAATTCTGAAGAATTTAACTCAATAGCATTATCTGTAATAACTGTATTTGTATTAGTTCCAGCAAATGCTGGGTGTTCTGATTGTGTAGCAACTGCATTAAAATTTAAAGCACTTGTAACATTAGATATTACTGCTGTAGCATTTGAACTAAAGTTTCCTAGTTTATCTACTGCCTTAATAAGATAAGTTCCTGATCTTGCTGGTACAGAAATAGAAGTTGCTGGTCTTGATACTTTTTCTACTAATGCAACTGAGTTTTGCCAATCAGCAGTTCCATCTGTAGCCTCAGAGAATCTAAGATTATAATATGCTAAATCTAAATCTGGTATTTGTTCCCAACCTAGATGTGCTTCTTGTCCTAAAATATTACATGAAAAATCAGTTACATCAGATGGTGGTTCAATAGCACCAACGATTGTTCTTTGTGCTGTTACATAACTTGATGATACACCTAAAGTATTTACAGCTTTAACTCTTACATCATAAGTTTCTTGGTCAATTACATTTAAAACTCTATGAGTTAATCCTGAACCTTGTGCATAAATAATATAATCTGAATCTGTGCTTTTCTTATATTCAACTTGGTAATAATCAACAAAACTATCAGTAGATGCACCTATAGTTACATCTAAAGCTACAATTACAGTTCCGTCATTGTATTCAATAAGTTGGTCGTCTAATGTTACACTTGCTGGTGGCTGAACAGAATTAGGATTAGGTAAAACAGTATCTGCAATAGTTGGTATAGAATTTTTTTCATTAAATGTATAAAAGTTATCTTGGTGTTCAAATAATTGTACATTAACAGTTAAGTCTTCGTTTATCTCTAATCCTAAAACTCTAAAAGGTTTAGCATTAAAGCCACCACTTGGATATGTAATTGCAACTATATCTCCAATTTCTAATTCTAAAAATTCTGATGTTAAAGTTAATTGTATTTGTAATTGATTTCTTGATCTTCTTAAAATGACTTCGCATAAAGCCTCTGCACCAAATTTATTAGTTACATTAGGAAATTGAAAGTTACCCTCTAATAAAGTTCCATTATCTTCTGCTAACATTGTTGCGTGTTTAAATTCAGTTGCAACAACAGTATCATCTGCTGGTGGAAAAGATACAGTATCATTTTGCCAGTTTTTATCAGGATTAACAAATGTACCAATTACACGATTGTATTTATTGTTTTTTCTTTCTCCTAATACCTTTGCACCACCTACAACATGATCTGCTGTTATTGTTTTAACTGCTGTGCCTGTACCCTCGATTTTTAATTTATAAACACCATTATTATAAGTAAATAATGATCGCATTGGATTAAGAAGTTTTTTAACATTCTCAATTACTTTTTGGTCAGTATCTATAACTGCATTAGTTTCAAATAGGTTTATTTGATCTGCACCTGTATATGGAGTTATTTGAGTTTCACATTCATCTGCTGAAGTTTTAAAAGATGCAAAGTCAGATTCAAATGCACTATTCGGTAATCCTTTTCCGTATCTAGTATTTCTTAAATAGTCTAACAATATTAAAGCAGAGTTTGATGTGTATGCAGTTGTATCAGTTCTAGGGTCATATACTTTTCTGCCTTTTAAAGTTACTCTTACTTGTGGGATTGAACTAAATATATCTTGATTCCATTTAAACCTAAAAGCTACATAAGCAACTCCTCTTAATCTATGATTAGATGTCCAGTTAGTAGAGTTAGTTAATATTGAAGATGCTACTTGGTCATCTGTTCCATAAAATGCTTGTACTTGAATGTGTGAACTATCTTTATAAAAATTAGCATCTGAACTATCAACTTCTCTTACTGTTCCATCTGTTAATGCACCATCAAATGTAACTTCTTTATCATCAATATAAATTTCTTGTATTTCTTCAATCTCTCCCTCACAAACTACACCAGCCATATATAAATACTGATTATCACTACCAGAACTTTCTAAAAATACTCTGGTAATTCCTACTTGTCTTCGACCATATACAATAGGTATTTGTGCATTGTTAGATGATTTATTAATTAATACACCTTTTTCTTCTTCTGGTGTATCAAAGTCAGGAATATCAGGTGTTGGTATAAGCCACCCAATAAAACTTGTTACAACATTTACTACTGCCTCTACTACACCACCCATTAGTGAAAACTCCTTTTAAACTTTTGACCAACTCTATAAATATCTTGATCTACTCTTAACCAATTAATAGAATGATCTACTTTAAGTTGTTTTCTAAAATAATTATAAACCCAACGCATCATTTTAAATGTATTTTTAATAGATACAATTTCTATTAACCATAAGTTGCTACCAGAGTTCCATTCGTTAGGTTTAATCTTACCTGTTTGTTTAAATCTTTTTTCTACTAAGTCATGTATGTAAGCCCAATTAACAAAACCAACTAATTCGTTATTATCATAAAATTTTTTATATTGGTTTAGTTTGATTGATGGTTTTAGATACTTAGTTAATTCTTTACCTTTATAACGATCAAATTTATTAAATAGATTAATAACATCTTGCATTATGCTCTACCCCATTTAATATCTTGAACTGTTTGTGATGCAAATTCAAAGCCTACATCATTTGCAAAATGTAATTGTTGTGAACCTGTGTTTGTTTTTCTACCCTCTATTTTACTAAAATCTGACCAATGAGATGCAACAACAATATTAGCATTAGATTGATTGATACTTTCATCAATACTAAAAGATTCTATTCTACCTTTAAATAAAAGAAATGGGTCAGCAATAACTTGTTCGTTACTATCTATAAATCCTTTATAAACTTCTGCCTCTTTCTCCATATAATTATTGCTTAAAAATAAAGATATGATTGTTTGATCTGCACCAGAAAATGAAAGTGTAATATTAGAAACTTCTACTTCAGCAGATTCTTTAACACTTGACAATTTAGTAAATAGTGAAGATGCTAAATATGTATTTCCATCATAAGTAACATCTTTATAATGGTCGGTATATCTATATCCTGTATCTACATTGATATAAACGAGATTAATAGGCTGTAAGCTATCTGTTGCAAGTTCATTCTTTACTGCTGTTGTTAGAGTTCTCGTCATATTCTTCGTAGTTAGTTTGGGTTACACTTTCTGTACCTTTTAACATAGTATATTCAAATTTGCTATTAGGTTTCTTGTATTCTTTTAGATCGTTAATTGAAGTATCTATTTCATCTTCATTTACTATAACTTCAGCAATAAAATCGGCAGTTATCTTGTGGGTTATTTTATATTTTTTCATTATAATTGTTCTATCAAATCTATCTGATATTTATAAAGATCGTTAGTTACAATGTTATATTCTTGAATATCGTTTTTAAGTCTTACAGTAAAATCAACATTATCATATATTATAATAGTATTATCTGTAACATCTGTTCTTAAAGGTGGCTCAAATGTAAGTGTTCCCTCGCCTGAACCATCTGCATCTAAATCTTCTACAGCCATATAAACTTTATCTTGACCAGTAAATTTAAAATAATCTCCAGCTTTTAATATTCCTGTTGTGCTAACTGTCATACCATCTATTGTACAAGTAGTTGCACCAGCAGATACTGAAGCATTGGTAGATATAACTGTACTAGCAACACCTTGTGCATTTGAAACAACAGGTGGAATAACTGTAAAGGTATTTAATCTTGATCTTTGTTTCATTAGAAATGCTTTGATTGGTGCAAAGTTTGATCTAGTCATTGGTGCGTAATCCAAAGTAATTGTAAATTTCTGACCATCAATTTGTCTAGTTTGAGTTCTGCCAGATGTAGTTACTGAAACTATTGTATTTTGCTCTGAACCTATTTGAGCATCACTTGCTGTTGGAGATGTAGGAAATTGTCCAGCCATATTATACTAATGCCTCTTTACCTTTTTCATTTAAAGCTATATTTACTGCATTAACGATTGTTGATCTATTGTCAATTAATAATTCTTTAACACCTCTTACATCAGTTGCACTAACATTTACATTAACTGTAGTTGCACCACCCATACCACCTGTTCCTCTAGCAGATTGTTGTATTTGACCAGATTGGTTTGGAATAAATAATTCAGCACCTTGTTCTCCAACTAAATATGGTTGTCCTTTCTGTACTGCACCACCATTTCTTTTAGGTGTTGAGCCACCACTAAAACCACCAAATCCCATAGATGCACCACCAGTTAAGAAAGCTAATATAGTTGCTAATGCTACTTGAACTTTTAATTCCTTAGTAAAGGCTTTAGCTTTTCGTAATTTTTTATCTTCGCCTTTTTCTAAATCAATGTTTAATAGTTTCTGTATTCCCATTCTAATTATTATTTCAATTAAAAGAGCCAAAGTTTGAACAAGTGCATCTGCTATCATTCTTTTAAATGATTTACCT